GCTCGACTGTATGAACGAGCGGTCGGTGCCTTTTATTGGCTTTGTGGGCGGGCGTGGCAGTGGCAAGAGCACAGCGTTGGCAATGAGGTTGTATAAGTGGTCTTTGGCGGAGCCGGGTTCGTATGGAATGTTTGCACCCACGTTTTCCTTGCTGTCCGATACCATCCAGCGCGTGTTCCTTGATCTGGCCAAACCCCATATCCGCGAGTTTAATCAAGGAAAGAACATGATCCGGATGTATGGTGGGTCAGACATTATTTGCCGTTCGTTGGATGACCCGGAACATGCTCGTGGTTCTTCGTTAAGGGGTGCGGTGTGGGATGAGATGAGTTTGTGCAAGAAGGAAGCCTTTGACATTTTGATTGCCTGTCTACGCTGGCAGGGAACGCAGGGGTGGTTAGCCTCGGGTTTCACACCCAGAGGCATAGCGCATTGGTCAGCTTTGTTGTTCAACGACTTACAACGACCCGACGTCAAGTGTTTCCACTCCACCACAAGCCAGAACCCATTCAACCCGCCCGACTTTGCCGAGACCCTTCGTAAACAGTACACCAAGAAGTTTGCCCAGCAGGAGATCGAGGGCGGTTTTATTTCCCTGGGCGGCACATTGATGAACCGCGAGTGGTTCAAGATCATTACGGCAGTTCCGCCCCTCCGCTCGACCATCCGTTATTGGGACATGGCCGCCACCCTGTCTGACGGGAAGAACGATCCGGATTGGACTGCGGGCGCCAAGGTGGGGCGGACTGAAGATGGCCGGTGGATCATCCTTGACATGCGCCATTCCAGGTTGACCCCAGGCGGTAATGAGATGCTTGTCGGGCACACGGCATCTGTGGACGGTAAGATGGTCAAGATCGGGATGGAGGAGGAGCCGGGGTCAAGCGGCAAGTCGGTGGTGGATCATTATCGGCGCACAGTTTTGCTTGGCTACAATTTCCACTCCATGAGGCCCACCGGCGACAAGGTGGTCAGGGCGATGCCGCTGGCGGCAGCGGCTGAGGCTGGGAATGTGATGCTGTTGGAAGGGAAGTGGAATAAGGACTTTTTGGACGAGGTAGAGGCGTTCGGCTACGACTGTCCCCACGATGACCAGGTGGACGCGGCGGCAGGGGCGATCAACATGTTGGCCCCGAAGTTCATCCGACCCCATGCCGGAGCGTCGGTCAGGCCGGAGGAGGTTGAGAAACGGGACATCAGTGCGTTCCAAGATATTTTAGATCAGGCACAGACGCCAGCGGAACGCGATGAACTTTTACGGATTATTCATGGACAAGGACAAGACAGCTCAGGAGTCCCCGCTGAAGCAACGCTTGCTTGAGCGCATGGCGATCATGGCCACGGCGGCGAGGCAGGCGCTGGGGGCAGGCCCGTTCGGCACGGGGGAGAGTCGCAAGGACTTTGAGCACAGGATCATGAACGATGAAAGCGCGTGGACGAACGTGAACCACAAAGGACAAGGGATTTTACCGAGATGAGTTTCTTCTCACAAATCATAGGCAAGGCCGGGAGCATGTTCCCCCGCGTGGTGCAGGCCAGCCTGCCGTCCGGCGTGTTGGAAATGTTGAAGCGTTACGGCAAAATGCCGGATGTTTCCCAAGAGGCACTTGTTCGCAAGTACTGGGGCTGGACCTACATGTGTGCACAGGTGTCTGCTCAGCGATTTGCCTCCACCCCACTCAAGCTGTATGCCAGTCGGGCCAAGGGACAGTCATACGTGAAGAACTTCAGCGCTCATAGGGTGGACAAGCAGCACGCTACCTGGTTACGCAAGAGGGTCGGCAAGAGTCTCCCACAGGTGGCTGGGGCTGAGGATTTTGAGGAGTTGGAAGAACATCCGTTACTTGACCTGCTCCAGAACGTCAACGACCAGGAAAACAGCTACGAGATGAAGCTACTCACAAGCACCATGCTTGACCTGACCGGAGACAGCTATTGGATGACTGAGCGGGACAAGATGGGTGTTCCAAGCAGGCTGTTCGTGCTCCGGAGCCAGTGGGTCAAGATCGTGCCAGACAAGGAAAAGTTCATCGGCGAGTACATCTATGGAGTCAACCAGTTCGGACAGGAGTCAGTCCACATCGCGCCCGAGAATGTGATCCACTTCAAGTATCCCAATCCTCTCGACCCGTGGTATGGCATGGGGCCAGTCCAGTCCGCCGCCTACGCTATGGAAAGTGCCGGGCTGCGGGAGAAGTTCATCCTCGCCACCATGGGCAACATGGCACGCCCTGACATCATTGTCAAGTATCTGGAGGGCGAGCTGGACCCGAAGGAACGCGGCCTGCTGGAGCGGGAATGGAACGCGATGTTTCGTGGCCCCAAGAACGCGGGCAAGGTTAAGGTGACAGATTTCCGCTACGAGATTGACAAGGTGGGGTGGACGCCGCAGGAACTAAGATTCAACGAGGGCGAAGACTGGATTATGAAGAAGATATGTGGAGCCTTCCCGGTTCCCATTGGTTTGGTGGATACAGCACAGATCAGCCGTGCGCCGCGTGCTGGCATGGAGGGGGCCGACCTGTTCATGGCCCAGTTCAACACCTTGCCGAGATGCACCTTGGTCGAGGAGAAGCTCAACGAGCAGCTTTGTCCCATGTACGACGGGGAGCGGCTGTTCCTGGCCTTCGACAACCCCGTGCCCAAGGACAAGCGGGAGCAGCTCAACGAGGACAGTGTCAAGCTCAACACCTGCGTCATCACCGTGAACGAGGTGCGTCAGCGGGACGGGGACGAACCTGTGCCGTGGGGTGACACGCCGATACCACTCCAGCAGTCACAAGCTGCTGCTCAACAATTTGCTCCGCTGGGGAGTCAGCCTCAACCATCTGCGACAGGTGGGGACGCGGCCAACCCGGCAAATATCAACGCTAAAGCCCCAGCCCCTGACGGCGGCGGCTCTTCCGGCGGAGCGTCAACTGAGGACAAGAAGACAGAGGAGAAGGGTGGACCTGGAAGTGGGTCGTGGGAAGGGCCGGGAGATCCTCGGTTTGCGCGTGACGGAGCACTTGCGCCAAATAGTACGTACAACAAATTGAAGGTGGGCGAGGTTGTGGTTTTGCCGGGACATTCAAAGACCCCATACACTGTGACAGCTTTACGAAAGCACCCGAACGGTGATATAGAACTGCATCTCAGTGGCGCAGATGGAGATATAGTCAGCACAAGGGAAGCTGACCGCCCTGTACATAGTGCAGGAGCTCCTGCAAACGGATATTACAAGTCCCTCCTCGACGGCAGCATGTCCATGGAGGTGGACGGCCAGTACGTCAGCCCGTCCCTCGCGGGCATCCCGGTCAGGCTGAGGGTGAGGAACGAGGGTGGCCGCTTCGACAGGCGGGGCGTAGGACGACTGCGCGGATCACGGGAAGCGATTGAGAGTTTGAAGGGTAAGGCAGATGACGAGGACGGCAAGTGGGTGACGATGAACGGTCAGCCGGTCTTCATCCGCGAAGGGCAGTCAGCCGAGGACGCGGCCAAGGAACGGTTCGGCGGTGGGAAACGAGACATTGTGCGGGAAGACCTTGATCGTCGAACACGGGAGCGATTGGCATTGGAAGAGCGTATGCGTAATGAACCAAGACCTACGCAAGACAAGAAGCCTGACAAACAACCCGAACGAACCAGCAACGACAAGCCACCTGTTTCAGGTACAGGCAAGACCAAGGCAGACCCGATAGTGATTTCTGAAAAGCCTCCCAAGCATCTTCAACCTGCTTTTGAACAGGAGACAAGACCAACCGCCAGTCGAGGATTCGCTTACAACGACCGAGTGTCCCTAATGTCAAAGGACGCCGAAGGAAAGTGGCGAATATCTTCCGGGTATCTGCACGAGATGGATGAAGGCAAGGGTGCAATTGTTAGCACAAACCATGGATGGTTCCGTGTACCGAAAGAATCGTTGAGGTTCCCGAAAGGTTACAGGAGAGCATCAGAAGGATGACCACCCAACTACAACCGATACTAAAGCCGGACAAGGTCCCTTCCGCCAACGAGGGGCACGTCATCCCCCTGTCCGCCGACGAGCGCCTGCTCCGCAAGGCTGTGGCCCGGTGCCTGAAGGCGCAGGTGGCCGAGGTGCACGAACGGCTGACGGGTGGGGCGGTGGAGAAGGGAGGACCTGGTAGTGGGAACTTTGGACATGAAGGACGACCGGGGGAAGTGGGGGGATCGGGGCGTGGGAGTGGAGGTGGAACTTCCACTTGGGAACAGGCATCTACCATTCAAGAGTTGCGCAAGTTTAATGGTGGCATAGGTAGTGCTTACGATGGGGAATTGAATTTTTATGATAGGGCCGTTATACCTCTCCACAACAATAACAATTCCAAACCCCTACGACGTTTTGCAGACGAGCATCCTGCTGAGTTTGAGGCATATCGCAGGGCGTCAATTTTTGAGGCGTGGAAAGATTCTCGAACAGATATTCCCCTTGGTGATTGGATAAAGAGCGATGTCGCTATTTTTCGTGGCGTGTATCAAGAAGGAAAGGAAGAAGGAACGAGTTGGTCCTTTTCAAGGAGGACCGCTGATTATTTTGCTAAGTATGGACCAGCACATGGTTTTCGCGGGGAGGCTACTGGGACTGGCAAGATATTAGAAACATCCATTAAGCCGCAGGATCTTTTTTATTACTCTAACGCGCAAGGTGAACAGGAAGTTTTGAAGAAGAGTTATATGCCTGTATCTATTGTAATACTCAAATCCCAGTCCCCCGCCTCAGCCGTGCCCTCCAACCTGACCAAGTGGGACCAAGCTGTCGTGCAGGAGGTGCGCCCCATCTGGTTCGGGCTGTTCAAGAAGGGCGGGGACAGGGCGATGAAGGAGATCCGCCGGTTCCCCAGGCACGCCCGGAAGATGGTCGTGTTCAGCAAGGGGATGGTGGAGGAGAGCGAGCGGGTGGCCATGGAGATTCAGGATGACGGGCGAAAAATGTTTTACATCCCGCGAGACGGGTATAAGTTCTGGGTGGCAGGTGAAGTGAAGGGTGGACCCGGTAGCGGCAACTTTGGGCATGTTGGTAGGCCGGGAGAAGTCGGAGGTAGTGGGGAAGGAGGAGGCTCCTCTGTTTCTACTGAACTGTCCCATGTGGAACTTTGGCATGGAACTTCTGCGGACCGTGCCAATGCCATAGCTACGAGCGGATTTAAGGTTGGGTCTGGGGAAAGTACTGGCGGAGCAGGATTTTATGGAGAGGGTATTTATTTTGGGGGTCGTTTACAAGCCGAGACCTATGCACAAAATCCTGATAGTTTGGTAAAAGTCCGGATCGACGCTAAGAACACGGTTCTGTGGAATTCGTCGGACAACAAAAAGATCATTGATGTTGTGAAAGAACGAGTCCCGAAAGGAACGACAGTCCTTGATCCAGACCATTCAAAAAATGTTACAAGCGGATATTCGCGGCTATTCGATCTTGGGGATCACGTAGTGCCTCGGATGTATACAGAGGTTGCGAAGGAAATGGGATTTGATTCTGTGTGGAACAAGGAGACGGGAGAAGTGGTGGTGTTTGACGCCTCTTTGGTGCATGTCGCTAAGGAAACCAAATCTCTCAAAGCCACCCCCTCCATCGTCATCCCCGAATGGATCGAAGACCCAGACGTGCTGGACGCCCTGGAGCGGGAGATGTTCAAGTTCGCCCAGGGGATCGACCAGACCACCGCCGACGCCCGCGGGAGGAACTGATGGCGGGCATGGAGAATGGTGAGACGATCAGCCAGTTAGCCAACCGGATCAGCGACATCAGCGACGAGTGGGTCGAGGGCTGGCGCAGCGAGATGATCGCAAGGACAGAAACGGCGCGGGCCTTCACCACTGGGCACATAGAGGCGTGGCGGAGCACGGGGGTGGTGAGTCGAGCCATCTGGCAAAGTGCGGGGGATGCTTGTCCGTTTTGTTTGGCAATGGACGGGACTGCGGTAGAGTTGGGAGAGAACTTCTTTGACCAGGGGGACGAGCAGACGGCGGACTGGCGGGGGCAGGAGATCGCGATGGGGCATGACTACAGTGACGTGAACGGACCGCCGCTCCATCCAAACTGCCGGTGCGTTCTGATTGCAGAATTAGATGAGTCAACAAACACAGAGGAATCGTAAGCATGAAAACACTTTTGAAGCTCGGTGAAATGCTCCAATACCTGCCCACCCAAGTAAAGGACGCAATCAACCACGTGGCCAAGGACTCAGGCCAAAAAACGGATGATCTCGAACTCCACCGCCACGGCCACAGTGAGAAGGCCGCTGTCAATGGGCTGGATCCGCGCAGCCGCTGTGCCCTCAAGTATGTCAGCGCCCGCACGCAGGACCGGGACGACGAAATTGTCATACCCGAGGTGATCCAGCTCGGTCCATTCCGCAAATACATGCACGTGCTGTTCAACCACAACTACAGCCTGCCCCCGATCGGAAGCGACAGGACGATCGAGGCCGACGAGTTCGGCATCAAGGCTCTAACGGAATATGCGGATACCGGGGTTGGCACCATGGCCAACGTCATGTGGGCACTTGTGAGTCAGGGTCACCAGAAAGCGAGCTCCATCGGGTTCGTGCCTACATCATTCACCAAGCCGGGTGCGCGGGACTGGGACCATGTGGCCAACCAGCTTCAGAGCAACTGGAAAGAGTTCGACAAGTCACGGGCCGAGAAGTCCATCAGCCGGATCATCACGGGTGGAGTGCTGCTGGAGCACAGCGACGTGACGGTGCCGTGCAACGTGGATGCCGAGATGGTGCAGGTCATCAAGGCTCTTCACGTGGAGGACAAGGTGCTCAAGCAATTCGGCTGGGAAATGAAAGACGGCATCATCGTCAACAAGGCGGCGGTGGCAGACCCGGTGCCGTGCACGTGCGACGAGTGCGGGTTCGTGGCGGACGCGGTGGTGGGGGCCAGGTGCCCCGAGTGCAAGACCGGTGCGATGAAGGCCAAGGGCAAGGAGAAGGCGATTGTGGTGATCAGTAAGGGTGGTCCTGGAAGTGGCAACTTTGGGCACGAGGGGAGACCGGGCGAGGTGGGCGGGTCGGGTAGTGGGGGTGGTGCAGGAAAAGACAAAAACCCGTCCGAGAGTACTGTTTACAACCGTCTTGTGAATGAGGCCGGTGGTACGCTTGGTAATTTACTCGACGTACCAGCACATCGTACCGGTGAAAGTTTTGAATCTTTCGAGAGTAGACTACTTGATTGGGAGGCGGCAGGAAAACCGAAAGATAGTAATGGGGGGTCGGGCAAACCTGCTTCGAGTAGTTCCATTTATACTCGACTTGTAAATGAAGCTGGCGGGACATTGGGCAATCTTCTTGATGTGCCAGCAGATTTTAGAGGGGAGTCCATTGAACATTTTGAGCGACGTTTACGTGCATGGGAAGATGCAGGAAAGCCAAAAGAAGGTTCTTTTTGGACACAGCAGTGGAAACCAGACAAGTCTGGAAAATCCTTCCACTCCCCCGCCTCCACCAAAGAGAATCCCCACATGCCGGGCGGGTCGTTCAGCGCGTGCGTGCTGCTGATGGAGGACAAGGGGCACGACAGTGAGTCGGCCAAGAAGATATGTGGCGCGCTTCAGGCCGACGCGGGTGGCAAGGGGCTGACCCAGGCCGAGACCAAGGCGGTGCGGGAAGTGACTGGCAAGGCTCTCCCCCTCCCCTGCACCTGCGACGAGTGCGGCGCCGAGGCCGAGTGCGCTCCCGGCTCAGCCTGTCAGGAGCCGGACTGCGATGGGACGATGGTGGCGGACAAGAGGAAGAAGGGTGGACCGGGCAGCGGGAACTACGGGCACGAGGGTAGGCCGGGGGAAGTCGGTGGGAGTGGGCCTGGTGGGGGTGGCGTTTCCCCTGCATCTGATTTAGAGGGGGTGCGTATTGTAGGAAGTGATCAAGGAGCAGAAAGGGTGGATCAAATATTCAGCAGAATGATGGACGACGGGTATTCACCAAAGTTTTCTGGCGCTTTTGGAGAACGTCATGGTCCTATTGGTAATTCTACCTTTACCCAAGAATGGACAAAGGGAAATGAGAAAGTAACCGTAACCACCCGACTGGTTCGTGATCAAAGGGAAAAGGAAAAGGATGTATTTACTTTTACAGTGAACCATGAAACTTCCAAATCCTTCTCCCCTGAGATCAAGGTCGTCCGCCCCGCCCCGAGCGTGAAGGTGCTGTTCGTCCCGCCGAGCGGGGCCGAGATAGCCCAGCGGGTCGGGGAGGCGGTGGAGAAGGCTCTTTCGAGAAGGACTGGGCGCATTCTTTAAGCTTGACTTGTGTTGTTGAATAGGATATAATATCAGGCATGAAAACAAAAATATATGCCCTGCGAGGAGACAACCGCTTTGTCAAGTATGTGGGGAAGACAGTAAAGCTCCTTGAGGTTCGGCTTGCTCAACACATAACAGCGGCTCGACAAGGAGACATGTCCCATAGGGGATGCGGCATCCGCAAGATGCTCCAGGTAGGAAAGATTCCCACCATAACCCTACTCGAGATGGCAAACGGGCGTGGGGATAAGGAAGAAATGGCCTGGATCGCTTATTTCAGAAGTTATGGTATTGTCTTGTGGAACGAGACTGATGGAGGGGAGGGCACAAGTTTTGGACATATCGTTACAGCGGAAACACGGGCAAAAATAGGTCGTGGGAATAAAGGAAAGGTTCGATCACCCGAGGTGAGAAAAAGAATAAGTGAATCGTTGATGGGGAAACCTTCCCATCCTTGGACAGAGGAACAGAAAGCAAAACTACGAGCATCTTTAACTGGGAGGCATCACACCCCAGAGGCGTTGGAAAAAATACGTATTGCCAACAGGAACAGACCTCCTTTATCAGAGGCGTCTCGAGCAAAATTAAGTGCGTCCCAGAAACTTGCGTGGCAATCATCTCCTGAACGTCGTAGGATTCAAAGTATTCGCGCAGGAGCATACACCCATTCTGAAGAAGTTCGTGCAAAAATAAGTAAGGCAGTTAAAGGAAAGAAACGTTCTGAGGAAGTTCGATTGAATATAAGTGCGAGTCATACAGGACGCCCATGGTCAAAAGTACGGCGAGCCGCGTATGAAAAACGCTCTTTAATAATGTAACAAACGACTTATGGCTGACCGATCCCGACGCGTAACTGCAGGGGAGGATGGGCCGGGTCAACACAACAAGAAACCGAGTCGTGGAAAATGCGACTCACAGAGGAGACAGAGACAATGAAGAAGAAAGTGAAATTGCTTAAAGACTGGAAAGGCCACGCCGCCGATTCGGTCCTGGAAGTGGACGCGGAGACCTACACCGAGTTGGTTGATGGGGGTATTGGAGAGGCCTACAAGGAAGACGAAAAATCGTTCCTGGCCATCCAGAAGTCCATGATCACCAAGGCCACGGACGCCGCAGTGGTTGCCGTCGAAGCCAAGCTCAAGGAGATGGCCAGCGACACAAGCAAGATGATCCACATCAGCGTCAAGGATCGTTCCGACGACGACCCCACCGGTGGCTACCTGCCCGGCAACACCAAGAACAAGGCCCAACTGCTCGCGGATGCTGAAGGCAAGGGTGCCATCAACTTCGCGTTCGGTCGCTTTGCGGTGGACGTGCAGAAGGCTACCCGTGGCGGACGCGAGCCTGAGCAACTGATGAAGTGCCGTGAGCGCAGCGAGAAGCTGATCACGAAGGCGGCAGGCGACGGGATGCTTGCTGGTGACGACGAGGCTGGTGGCTACCTGATATTCAGCGCGGCCAGTGCGATGATCCAGGCAGCGGCTTTGGAGTCGGCCATCGTTCGTCCGAGGGCCAACAGCGTGACGATGGGGACGCAATTGCTGCGCATCCCTTACCTGCGCGACCTCGACCACAGCACGGGCACGGTATACGGCGGCATCAAGATCTACTTCGACGACGAGAACGCCGAGGGGACCGCGAGCAAGCCGAAACTGGAAATGCTGGAGTTCAAGCTGAAGAAGATGACCGCTATGGGTTACGCTTCTGAGGAATGGATCAAGTGGTCGCCGGTCAGTCTTGGCTCCTGGCTCATCCCGAAGTTCGGCGAGGCCATCGGGTTC